CTCAAGGACTTTTATCTCCTTAAATGCATCGTAGTTGAGTTCTTGTATCGCTCTCTTAGCATGAAATAACACCTTGTATCTGCTCTCGTTGTTGACTAATGAATGGTTACCCATATACATCAACTGATAGTTGTTTACAATGTCATATAGACTGACATATTGATAGGATCCCCAGTTCTTATTTGTCGGTGTAGCTCCTGCGTTATCGTAATATTGAAACTGTGTTATATATGCCATTATTTTTTCTCTTGTATGTTAATTTGGTCTTCTGCTTTCGCAAACTGAACCGCTTGTATCTCTCTTATTGACATACCCGCCATGTGTAGTATTTTCATTACTAAATCCACCTGATCGTCAATAGCTAACTCAAAATCTTGATAGTCTGCTTGTGTTTGGTCGAAGATAGGCGTTCCACCCGTTATAGTAGTAAACGTCCACTTAGGGTCTTTAGGATACCTTATATACTGTGCCTGTACATCATTCGCACCATTAATTGTAGCAGGGAATACAGTAATCGCTGAACCATTCTGAACGTATACCGGAAACTTCTCGGTAGGTGCAGTAAGAGATGAGTTATTAAGCATAGTTATCTTACTATGACTAACTCTCTCTGCCTCTCCTAAAAACGTAACACCCCTAGAACAGAGTACCTTGTTTATCAAGTAGTAATCATCAGATGTTGTAACCTGCGATGGTAAGAAGTATGTATTGGTTGCGTTTTGCGTTAGGTTCTTAGTTTCTGAAAGTCCATCAATAACCTCCTCATACCCCTTCTTTAAATCAGCATATCCAGTGCCTGACTGCCTAGCATTCTCTTTATTTACTTGATAGTTATAATTAGTAAAATAATCATCAAGTATGTCTAACTGTGCCTGCTTTGCATATAAGTTAAAGTCTTGTGGCGTTATATAGCCATAGTTGTTCTTATTAAGAATTGAAAGAACAGTTTTATATACATCGTTTATCATTTAGCAACTTTTTATACAAAGATAAATAAAAAAAGAGAGATATAAATATACCCCTCTTTCCAAAACAGTAAATCAAAGATGGAGTTAAACTTGCTTTTCTAAATATTCTAGAACGCCAATACCTTCATCCGTTTTGAAATATGAAAATAAAACATGAATCAAATCTTCACCATAAGGTACGTTCATTAGCTTCTTTTTGTTTCCTTTAGTATTAAACCAAAGTTCTTTTCCTTTATTACGAGTAGTTAAAAGACCCTCAGACATAAACAATTGACATTTTGATTTTAATGTCAAATCAGAGTCGTTGATCATATCTAAAAACTCTTCTGGATAGTTTCTTGCATATACAAGAATATCTCTTTTTAACTCAGCAGTTGATATGCGTGAAATATCTTTGTTTAAGATGATTCTAGCTACAACCTCTAACTGTTCAAGTGACATAGACTTCGCCTCTATCAAGGCATCTACCT